ACAATCCATCCATCTTTAATTTGCACTGGATTAAATGATCCCGCTTTTTTCTTTGCCATTAAAATACATGTCTTTCTGTCTTGGTCTTTGTATAATCCTTGCCAAAATCAGCAAACAATGCCTTATCTCTTTCTCTGTCTGCAATACCTCGTGACCATGAGAATCCTGCATCTCCACCCCATGCTAGCCACATGATGTACCCATTAGAAGGATTAGAACTGTTACCCCAATCCTTACCCTTTTTGTCTACTTCATGCCGTGAAAAATATGAGTACATTCTTTTAACAGTACTAAGAGAGATTGATTCTCCTCTTGCTAACTGCCCTGCTCTGGTCCAGCCAACTGATGTACCTGCTCCATTTGCTTTTCCATTTTCCTTAAATTTAATTGCTCTACGGGCAGCACTTCTTGCACCTGCTGGTGGGGAATATCCTTCTGCTTTAGAGACCTCTTGAGACTCATAGATAACAGTATCGTCGTCCTCGTACAGATCATCCACCTTGGCTGCTGGTACACAGTTAGGGACTGGTTTACCGCCTTCTCCTGGCTTCATACCACGCTGTACATAGCCATCCCAACAAGGGGCTTGCTTGATTATATCTGAACAACAATCAGATTTTTCTGAAGATCCATATTTACCACCACGACGCTTATATTCTGCAACTACCCATGCATTTGCATAGGCTGATGGATATACATTAAATTTATCTTTGGCTGCTGCAATAACTCTTGCATACAACTCTTTATCTGATGGAGATCCTTTACGATTAGAGATAACTCCTGCATAGTCTGGTTTTTTTGCTTTACCCATTTCGGAATTATACATGGCCTCAATTGAATCTGGGTTAATGTCATCACTACATGTTGGACAGTCTTTACAATCAACATTTATATCCATACACATTTGGCAGCCACAGCCATCATAGGTACTGGAAGGAGTTTTTATTCCGACTTCTGACTCGCTGCCTTGATAAGTATCTGTAGGCATCATTGAGCCATCTGTTTCTGCTTTTCCAATTTGAGAATCATACATTGCCATTGAAACCTCTGAGTCCATTTCTTCATTCTCCATACTGTGATTATTCATATCAATAATTGTGGCATCTTTAGCCATCATACCAATACTATATGCGGTTGGCTCCCACTTACCATCTTCTTCTTTATACACTCTTACAGCCATTGCTGGATTTTCAGGGGGCATAGAAATGATAGCGTATTCAGTTCCAGGAACTCCATAGATCCCGCCTTCATTCATAACATGCTCAACCATGCCGTGAACCATACCTTCAGAGGTATTGCCCATAACAAAATCGCCTTCTTTAATCATCTAATTATTATAGCATAAAAAAAGTAGTTTATAGACTTACTCAGGTCTCCCAGGTTGCGATCCCAGGCTATCCGTACTCAGCAATAAAGTTGCTTATAAAGCAACTGCATGTATCATGACGGAATCTTATGCTCTAATTATAGAGCCTTATTTGATGCTCCACCGCCACCAGAAGGCTTCTTTGCAGAAGACTTTTTAACAGGTCTCTTGACTACCTTAACTGATTTTAGTGCTGCTTCAACTTCTAGAACATCTGGAATTTTTCCAAATGCCTTGTCTTTTGGATTTACTGCTCGTAGTGCTACTGGCACAATTGCTCCAAGTAGTGAGTATGCCAGTGTTTCTGGATCAGTTACGCCTGAAGCGTACATTGCAATTGCTGCTGCCAATACTGACCGCCCATATGATGCTAGTAATGCTTTTAGTTGTGTTGTATTCATTTTTTCCTCCTAGGATATTGCGTTTGTTAATACTGTAAAACCAATCCACAGCCCAATTATTCCTGCGACTCCCGCAAAAACTGGTGGTGCTGGAACTGGCAATTTGAATGCTGCAAAAACTATACCGCATCCAAAACCTGTTAGTGTTGATAAGATTATATCTTTCATTATTCTTTTGCTTTCTGATAATGTAAATCACATAGATCTACAATTCTTGATTCTGAACTTGCCCATATTTTTGTTGCCTCATGGCTGCAAGGATTTGCCTCACATACCTGAAATGCAAAATATTCTCGACTTCTTAGGTCCTTTAACTTTATCATTGTTCTATTTTATCATAGTCTTCTGGCAAAACCTCTTTAAGATTTTTATATGCCTCTGATATCTTCTTCATAGAAGAATAATGTGGATATGCTGAGCCTACTGTTCCATACTCATCAAAATAAGATATCTCAGGCTCGATATCTTTAATAAACTTATCTATAAGTAATTGAACATTTTCTATATATAAGAAAGCCCACTCCCTAGATTGAGAAAGGAATTGAATAAAACCATCTTTATCTTCAGGACTTTCTTTTTTGTTTAATGCCAAAGATTTTTCTAAGATTTTTGCAATTTCTGCAGAGTCTGTTAAAAGTTGAAGATTTTTGGATAGTAGGCCAAGTCTTTCAATTCTTAACTTTAAGTTGTTAACTAATAAAAGTATAAAAACAAAAATAAATAACACAAAAGCAATAAATTCAATCATAGGTCTTTCCCACCCTCTCTAACCAATAAAACAATTGATCCATTGTCCTCTAAAGCTTTTTTTACTCTTATCATGTATTCTACTGCAATTCTTTTATCTTCCCCTGATAATTTCATAAAAACATTTTCTTTTGCTCTAACAGTAATAAAGTTATCATTGTCTTCTAATTCTACTGAAAAATTTTTAGGAGATGGAATAGACCTAAAGGCTCTTCTCATTTGGTCTGTATACATTAATCTATACGCTCCTTGCTCCAGTGAAAATAAGATCTAATGTAAACTATAGCATAGGCAATAGATGCTACGATAAACCCATATTGTTTTGTTTGAGTAGCATAAATAGTCCATAAACATTCGTTAAACAATAGAACAAACCATCCCCATATAGTCTTACGACCAACAAAGAATATACCTATTACCCCTACCGTTGCTAATATCCAGGACCACATATTATTTATCCATTGTTAGATTTTGCCAGGTATTACCCCAGTCTTGCTTGTTTTTATTTTTATTAAACTCTTTTGAGATAGATCCTGATTCTAAGAATACTCCGCCCCAGACTCCCCACTCTTTTTGTGAGACTCCTACAGCAAAACACATTTTAGAAACTGAACAACTAAAACAAATTTTATCTATTGCTGGACGGAGAAGCTCATCTTCTTCATACTTATCAAAAAATAAGTTTGTGTCATAGTCTAAACATCTTGCATTATCTTTCCAATCATGCTTTGCCATACTAGACTGCAAACTTATCTGGTATGTCCCAGCCAGTCTGTGAAGGTTCAAATCGTTTTTGTAGGTGCCACTTGCCTTTAACAAAGGCACCATTGGCCAACAGCATACCTTTTTCAAATGGGTAAGAGTTAACAACTGTCCAGCCATCCCAAAACAAATATCTGTTTTGAGCAACTACTTGTTCCATTTTTTCTAATGATTTAATTTGCATAATATTTCTTTCTACTAGTATTGAAAAATGCCGTATTCGACATTATTTATTTTTGCTTCACGGACAAGTGTTGATGTTTGCTCGTCTTTACTGCTTAAAAAAGCAAAGTAGTTTAAGTCCTTTATGTTTTTTGATATCCAACTTGGTGCTACTTTGTACATCTTAATCTTCTTACCACGACTTTTAAGCCCTTTCTCTGACAGGTTTACAAACTCAGATACCATCTTATTAATATTATCTGGGCCTGCTGAGTAAATATAAAAATATTCATCTGTCAAGGATGACATGCAGACAGCCATAGATCTAAGAAAAACATTATAGTTGTCAAAACTACTTGATCCCTGAACTCCCACTATCATTATCTTTCCCATCTCTAAGTTTATCCATTATAAATAACATCTGATCTAATTGTACACTACTCATACTCATGGTGTCAACTTGCTTAGTTGTATCACCTTGTAAATTCCCATCATCCATTTCAGCAACATAAAAAATGTTATTTTTAATCCAATAAGCTTTATCCTCTATAATAATAATTTTTACATTAACCTTATCTTGGTGCTCTAAAGCCTGAGTCTTTTTTGCTTTTTTCTTAATAAAAACATCTTCTGGTAAAAATGGTTTAACTAATTCAAAAATATGGCTCTGATTATACTTTATCCTGCTTACCTTTTTATTATTAAGAGGCTTTAGGACATAGGCAACTATGGCTATAATTATTAGAGTAGTTATAGATCCTAAAAAATATTGCATAACTCAACCCTTATCCAATAATATTCTTGCTATTTCTTTTAATGTATACTGACTTGTTTTATTTAATTTTAATACCTCTAATTCATTAAAAGCTTTATTTGTTAAAGAAATCATGGGGTTTTTACTTGTTATATCCATATTAATAAAACCATTTTGCCAAAGAATCATGGCTTCAGATTCTAGATAGTTTTGAAACTCATCATACATATCTGGATTAACTAATAAAAGTTTTTTTGTAAAATTGTAAAGCATTTCTCCAGTGTCAATGTCTATTCCAGAAATTTCTAATGCTCCAGATAAAATTAAATCTTCAATTAATTTGTACTCTTCATTCATAAAAATCCAATAACTCTTGTTTTGTCTTTGCTTCAGTCATTCGCTTAGTTTCTATTCCATCTTCAACTAATACAAAAGTTGGGATTAATTTAATTTCATACGCCTTACAAAGCTCAATACTAATATCAACATCAATAATTTGAAATTTAACTGCACTATCTAGGTTTAACTCTTCAACAATTGGGCGAACCTTTTTGCATGGGTTACACCAATCTGCTGTAAAGTATAGGACATGTTTCATTTTACAGGAACCAAGGATATTTTTTTGGCCTTGCACCCCTTAGAATTTGATAACAAAGCATCTTTTTCTTTTGCATCAATAGTTAAAGACCAACGCACTTTTACCGATACCCAGTTAGCAATATAGTCACAAACATATGATTTATTTGTTGGAACCCAGTCTGCTATATCACGATCACTTTTAGATCTATTTGATGCTCCAGTGACTGCAATTAAGTGTCTTGGGTCAGTCTGATCATTGGCATAAATCTCACGCTTTTCTGGAGACCATGCTGATGCCCCTGAATCCCATGCTTCTGCAAGTGGAACCATGTGATCTACATCTAGCTTACCTGCATCTGTAACAACAACATTGTCATAAACGCTTAACCACTCACCGCCTTTAATCACACAACCTTTTTCAACTGTTGGCTTCTTTACTGCTTCAAAGATGATTACAGACTTTCTTGAGTCACATCCATTACCAGTACCAGTCCAGTGCTTAAATAATGTTCTCTTATATCCTGTACGAACTTCGTCTGTAACCTTAAGAGTCTTAATGGCTGTAGTTAAGTTTTTGTATTTTACTTCTGCTGCGTTAGCAGGAATAGCATTAATTGTTAATGCTAATACTAATAATGATAAAACCTTTTTCATTATTCTTGATCTAACCTTGATCGTTCATCAATTACTTCTATCATAAACTTCATCATTTTATCATATCCTGTAGTATTATCCATAATTTTATTATAATGATGACCACAAAACAGTAGATCTCCAGAAGATCCTATAACCTTTATATAGGCCTGAGCAGCACAAGAATCACAGCGATCCGTAGCATCTAACATCCATAAAAAATCTTTTTTAGTTTCCATTGTAATCATATTATACTACCGCTTTCTGTTATCAGTGGAATAAAATCCACTACCGTTGAATACTGCTCCTACGCTTAAGTATACACGAACCAATGACTTATTACAAGTTTCACACACATATCCTGGATCAGAATCATTAATTGATCTTTCTTTAATTATTCTATTTCCACATGGCCTGCAGTCATATTCATATAGTGCCATAAATTATTTTTTCTTTTCTTTTATATACCAAACTGGAAGGTTTAGTTTATCTCCAGACCATTCATATCCTAAAGCCTTTACAACAAACCTAATAATTTTAATTCTCATTATTTAACCTTATTTCCAAACTTTGCCCAAAGTCTTTCGTGAACAAAGTATCCTGCTGCTTCAAAAGCAATATACATCAAAGCACCAAGAGTTGCATACTCCCACTCGCCAGTAAATAAAAAGATAATTCCTGCAAGCACTACAAGGTGAAATGTTTCCCAACTAATAGTTTTAAGAGAGGTTCTTTTATTTGATTCCATTTTACTTTACCCCTTTCATTCTAAGAAATGTTTCTCCGTCAAGCATGCCTGTTGCTTTTATTTTTTCTTTTGTTTGAAAAGCTTTAATAGCTTTTTCAGTTTTTAGACCAAAATCACCATCTGCAGGAATACCAAGAAGTTTTTGAACTGTTTTTACTCCAGGACCTTTTGATCCAACCTTTAGTTCTTTAAATGGTAATATAGCAGTTTTTTTGGCTACAGGATTTGCAAGAGGTGCTGATTTGGCTACGACTGCACCTTTAAAAAGTAGTGGAGAATTTTCTTCTCCAGCATAAACTGGACGTCCCCAACCAACAATAGCATTCATTAGTTTAGGCTTGTTGTTTTTAATGTATGCACGAGTCTTCTCAACACACATACCGCCATTGCGTTGATCTCCCTTTGCAGTTCCTGAAGTATTTCCTTCAATAACTTGAATGGTACCGTCGCCATTATTTTTAACACATAAACCAACATGTGAAATTCTATTTACGCCATCATCTGGAAAATCAAAAAAGACCCAGTCTCCAGGAGTTGGTTCATCATTACGAGCATCTGACCAACGACCTTCTTTTTTGAACTGATCTGATGCTGCTACTGTTGATGCAGACTTTGGTCCTTTAACTCCCGCAGTAAATGCACACCATGAAACAAATGATTGGCACCAAGGTTGAAAGTTCATTCCAACCCACTTACCATATTTTGTTTCGTTATCTTTTGGACCTTCAATTGTCCCAAGTTCTTTCTTTGCAACCTCAATGATTGCTTCTACTGATCCTTTTACCGACATAGTTCCTCCTAGTTATACTTCCATTATACCAAAGAATAATCAAGTTGTCAACTTTTTATGCGGTATACTAGATTTATGGAAATTATAAATATAGAAAAAAATATTAAAATGTTTAAAAACATAATAACAGAAGAAGAGTCCAGAAAAATTTTAAGTATTGGTAAATCTGCTTTACAGGAAGATTGGCTAGTATATAGTCAAACAAAAAGACACAAAAATGACGAATGGGAAGATCAGATCCTAGAAGCTTCAAAGATCAATAACATTGATAGTTCTGTTTTTAATGAAATATCAAACAAAATTATTGGGTTAATTTCTAAAGAATATACAGATAAAGACTATGTTTTTAATGAAATGAACCACCTGTATAGGTTTAGAGAGGGAGAATCTATGAAGGTTCATTATGACATGGGAATGGATCCAAGAGTTAAATTTGGAGCTGTCTTATATCTTAATGATAACTATTTAGGTGGGGAAATATTTTATCCTAGTATAGGTTTTGAGTTTAAGCCCACAAGATTAAGTCTAGTTGTTCATCCATCTAATTCTATCTATAGCCATGGAGTTAAAGAGGTTACTCAAGGGACCAGGTATAGCCTTACTACTTTTTTAAGGCTACCCCCAGTCCTTGAAACTATCTAACTACTGCAACAATTTTTGTCAGAATACTCTTACTTAAGTACTGTGTAGCAACTGCCACTGTTCCAGCAGAAGTGGTATTAGCGACAAGCCCTATTGGCGTAGTATAAGAAAAAACTGAGCTTGATGCAAAGTAAGATGTAAAAGCATCAAACTGAAAAGAGCTAACGGTCACTCCTAATTTATTTATGCTTCCAACACTAACAGAATTTACTTGACTAATACATGCTGGATAGCCTACTGGTTGTTTAAATACGTTACCTGTAGAGGCAAAGACTTTAATGCCTTTGCTATTTAAAGCATAAATCAATTCTTTAATTTTTAAGTCTACCCCAACTACTCCGCCATAAGGAGCAGTATTTACGGATGCTGGAGAACAGGTAGTTGCTCCATTAAAGTATCTTGAAATTGAAACTGCTCCAACGCCTGTAGAATTATTGTCAACCCAAGACAAGGCTTCAACAAAAGTTCCAGCATTTACGTCTGACGAAGGACTTGATGCACTGACTAACCCAATAATATTAATATTTGGGTTTTGGCGTCTAGAGACTTCAACCATGGCATTCCCATGATTAATATTGCTAGATAAAGATTTTGGGATAACGCTTACAGAATCTTTGCATAAATCTTTTGTAGCAACAACAATACATTTAAAACTTGGGCTAGCAACTCTTGAATCAAAATAAGAATCAATGATTACAAGTGTTTTATTTTCTTCTGCTTGTGCTGGCTGCACTAATACAAACCCTAATACTGCTACTACTCCAATAATTAACTTTTTCATTTTATTCCCCTATCATTAACTTTACTACATGATCACATGGGTCGCCGCCTTGGTCCCACTCTTCTATCTCTTCTGTTGATTTGTATTCATACCCACCATCATGAGTATTACAGTAAGGATCTGAAATCCATCTTCTTTCAATACCATTTTCTAACCAAATAGAAAATTCTTTTTCTTCTATACTTAGATCTCTTTCAAATGAATCGTCCATGTATTAAGTATATCTTTAAAGACTTACAATGTCAACTGGACCCATGCATGATGGGTTAAATTTTATTGCTGCTGATACTGCTTGTTGCACTCTATTCCGTGCATTTTTTTGTTTATCTGTGGCATATAAAACCCCGTAAGCATATTCTGCTCCTGATCCCATTGCCAAATATGGCAGAGTGTATTTAGATAAAGACATGTCTGCAGAACTATGTTCGTATATTTCACCACGAATAGCAATAATTAAACCTAGGTCTCCATCTTTTGATGTATCTACCCAGAACTCATTATAAAATTCTTTTAGCTCTTTAATAAATTTGGTTTGCATAAACTTATCTGTATCTTTAATGTTAGGTATAGTTGGTTTAAAGTTGTAACGAATTCTTTCGCCATCCATTGATCCTGCATAACCAATTAGATAAGGACCAATTTTCCAAACTTTTGGGGCAGATAAGGCTAAGATAGTTCCATCATCTGATGCACCTCTATCTCCTGCCATGTAAACCTTACCTTCATCCTTTAAAACAGCAATACAAGTCATGAAAACCTCTCTAGATAGATATACTCAAGTATACCATTGCCCAGAGAGGGCTGTCAACTATGACTTACAATGACTAATTAGCCTTTTTGTCTACAGTCCTAAATGCATCATTTATTTCTGTTAATGATAACCTGCCATCGTCTAAAAAAGCCCTTGCAAGCCTTTCAATGACTGTTGCTACGCCCAACAAACCTGCAAGCATAATTGCCTGAACTGTTTCAATTCCTACTACTGCTCCAGCACCAAGTACTGATAAACCAGAAGCAGCGAACACTGCAACAATACGCATTAAGATATTTGGAAGAGCCTTCTGTGGGCTCTCTTTCTTTGGAGCCACGAATACTTTTTTAGTTGTCATTTTAGTCCTCCTCTCTATTTCTAATTTTGTATGTTAATCCCCAAAATATTAAAGTAAATACGATACCATATCCAACTATAGTTTTTGCGCTGCCATCAAGAACAACCCAGGCAATAAACATACCTAGAAGTGTCCATGCTTGATCTACTAAATCTTTAATAATTTTCATCATGTTGTTTCTCTCCTTCTTGCACCTTTGGATTCTCCTGAAGAGCCTCCTCCACCTGAACCTCCTCCTGAATTAGAAGAGCCTCCTCCAGTGGATCCTGCTGCACCTGCTGCAGTTATAGCAGCCCCTGTAGCAATAACTGTTACAACAACCATCTCGGTTGCTTCTTTTCTTTCTGCTGGAGTCATGTCTGCCCCAATACTTCCTAGGGCTGCTAATGCTACTCCTGGATCTGTAAATACTGCTTCAAGTAATGCTCCTGGATCTTGAACTAACTCAACATTGGCTGCTACCTCTGCTGTAATAACCAATACCTCACCAGATTCAGATGTTCTGATTTCTACTGGAGTTGATGGGGGAAGGTCTGCATAAGATGCTCCAGATGCTTTTACTTCTACTGCTGATATTGATTCCCCTGGTTTTAGGTTCGCAATCAGTGCACTAACAACTGCTGCTACTTCTTCTTTTGATAATTTTTTTTCATCTTTAGCATCTTTGGCTATCTGATCCAACTTATCTTGTTCTGCTTTTTCTTGTGCCTGCTTATCTGATAATTCTTTTGCATCTGCTTTAGCCTTTGCTTCTGCATCTGCTTTTGCTTTTGCATCTGCTTTCTCTTGTGCTTTTTGTTCTGCTAATAGTTTG